GCGTGAGAAGCTGGAATCAGGCGACAATAGACCGCTAAAATCAAGGACAAAGCCGTCTAAACCGGCTCAGTCGTTTGTAAACAGCTGGTGACGTGAACATCCCTAAGAAGATCTACGCCGGCACGACAATCAAATGGAGGGATGATTCAGCGGTTGGCCCGTTGAATGAAAGCATCACGTCAGCTGATTGGACGCTGACTTATTACCTGCGCACGAACACTACACACGAAGGCCACACTGTCGCCGGCACGTCTTATGGGACTGGGTGGGAGTTCACAATTAGCGCGACAGATAGTGCAGGCTTTGATGCAGGTGATTGGTTCTTCTATGCAGAAGCATCTAAGGGATCTGAAAAATTCACGCTAGGCAGCGGTCAGCTTGAGGTTTTAGCCAGCCTTACCTACACCGGACAGCCTGACGCTTTCGACGGACGCACTCAGGCAGAGAAAGATTTAGACGCAGTCACTGCAGCAATCCGCGCAATCATTGCTGACAAGGCTGCTGAATACAGCATCGGCAACCGCACCTTCAAGCGAGTTGATCTTGCTGAGCTGCGGATGCGTGAGAGTCAGCTCAAAGCCATAGTGGTCCGAGAGCGTAAAGCTGCAATGATCGCCAACGGTTTGGGTGATCCCCATTCCCTTTATGTGAGGTTCTGACATGGGCATCCGTTCTGCTTGGCGCGAACTGTGGCGCACTAACCCTGAGCCGATCCAGCGGCCACGCGCTCGCATGTTTGGCGGTGCCCAGGCCAGTCGCCTGACTGCTGATTGGGTCACCTCTGTTACCTCTGCTGACCAAGAGATCAAGGGCAGCTTGAAGCGCCTGCGGTCTAGATCGCGTCAGCTTGTGCGCGACAACGACTATGCAAAGTCTGCCGTCCGCGTTGTCCGCAACTCGGTCGTGGGGACCGGTGTGCGGCTGCAAGCACAGGTGATGCGACAGCGTGGCGGCAAGCTCGACATCCGCATCAACGAGCAGATTGAAAAAGCCTGGTCGATGTGGGGCCGCAAGGACAGCTGCAACACCGCAGGCCTTCTCTGTTTTTCAGACATCGAAAAGCTTGCTGTTTCCTCGATGTGCGAAAGCGGTGAGGTTTTCATCCGCATGGTTCGGCAGAAGTTTGGCCGCAGCAAGGTCAACTTTGCTCTTGAGGTTTTAGAGGCTGATCAGCTGGATGAGGATTATGTGCATCCAGCAAGCAAGCCAGGCAACGTTTGGAAGCTTGGGGTTGAGTTAGATCCTTTCGGTCGTCCTGTTAATTACGCCTTCCTAAGCCGTCACCCTGGTGACACTGCGTTCCCAACAAGGGAACCTGGCAAGCGTCACATCATTGTCCCGGCCAAGGATGTCATCCATTTGTTCGACCGGACTTCTGCACGCCCTGGTCAGACCCGTGGCGTGCCGTGGCTTGCATCTGCGATGCAGAGGATGCATCACCTAGATGGTTGGGAACAGGCGAGTGTTGTGCGTGCCAGAGCAAGTTCTGCTCTGATGGGATTCATCCAATCACCAGAGGGTGAGCTTGACCCAGGCGGCGAGATCTATGACGAACAGCGGGTAACAGGCTTTGAGCCTGGGCAATTCAAATACCTGCAGCCAGGCGAGACGGTCACTATTCCTGACATGGATTCGCCAACTGGCGAGTATGAGCCGTTCCTCAGGGCACAGCTCAGGGCACTCGGTGCGGGTGTCGGATGTAGCTACGAAGTCCTGTCAAACGATTATTCGCAGTCAAATTATTCGTCATCACGACTCGCTCTACTGCAGGACCGCGACAACTGGCGATCCATACAGCAGATGATGAAAGATCAGTTCTATCAGCCGATCTATGACGCTTGGCTTGAGATGGCGGTGCTTAGTGGCGCACTAAATCTGCCTACTTACGAAACTGAGCCGGAGCGTTACGAGGCTGTGCGCTGGGTTTGCAGGGGCTACCACTACGTTGATCCGCAGAAGGAGATTGCTGCACAGAAAGCAGCAGTGCGCAGCGGATTTAAGACGCTTGCCGATTGCGTGGCTGAGAACGGTGGCGACTTCGATGAGTTCTTGGTTGCCCGTCAGTCAGAGCTGGCCAAGCTCGACGAGATGAACATCATCACGGACACTGATCCGTCTGCTGTGAATGGCAGCGGCGCTAGCCAGTACAAGCCGGCCAACACCATTGACGCCTTTGGTGACACGCCTGCCCCTGGTGGCGAGGATGCAGAAAACGTTGGAGAAGAGGAAGTTGGCAACTATTAACGGCACAGAGATCGACCTCAGCCCTACTTCAGGGATGAAGGAAGAGGCGCAGCGTTATCGAGATTGGAAGGCTGACGGTGAATCTGGCGGCACTGAAGTCGCTGCACGCAGAGCCACGCAGATCCTGAGCGGTGATGAACTGTCTGCCGACACAGTGATCACAATGGCCGCGTGGTTCGCTCGTCACGAGGTTGATAAGCAAGGCGAAGGTTTTTCGCCTGGAGAGGACGGCTACCCGTCTAATGGCCGTGTGGCGTGGGCTGCGTGGGGCGGAGACCCTGGACAGGTGTGGGCTACTAACAAGGCGGATAGAATTAAAGAAATCCGCGAACGTACTATGTCCGACGAATCGCAAGTAAGGGCCGAGCCCGACGAACTTAGCGTCGGAGACTTTGTGCGTTGGAACAGCTCAGGTGGCACAGCTCAGGGTCGCATTGATCGCATTGAGCGTGACGGCACAATCAACGTTCCTGATTCTGACTTCACCGTGAACGGTGATGAGGATGACCCTGCTGCACTTATCACGGTCTATCGCGAGACCGATGAAGGCAATGAAGCAACTGATGTGCAGGTTGGTCACCGCTTCTCCACGCTGACCAAGATTGCTGCTCTGCGTTCTGCTCCCACGCTCTACAAGCGGGCTGGTGAGACCAAGTTTGAGGAGCAGGAAGATCGCGTGATGGAGTTCAGCTTCAGTTCTGAATATCCAGTAGAGCGGGCTTTTGGCATAGAAGTTCTGAGCCATGAGGATGGCGCTGCTGATCTTGGCCGACTCAATGACGGCGCACCGCTGCTGTTCAATCACGACATGGATAGACCGATTGGTGTTGTTGAGCGTGCCTACTTAGACAAGGACAAAAAGAAGGGTTACAGCCGTGTTCGCTTCAGCCGTAACTCATTTGCGCAGGAAATTTTGACAGATGTCAAAGATGGCGTGATGAGAAATATCAGCGTCGGTTACCGCATTAAGGAGATGGAAGAGCGGAACAATGAGTTCGTAGCGACGAACTGGGAGCCTTACGAAGTTTCTATCGTCAGCGTGCCTGCTGATCCCAAGATTGGTGTAGGAAGATCCTTGCTTCCCACTACTACAATCGAGAAAGAAGAAGCCATTACGGCGGATTCTGCGGCTCGCGTCGCACCACAAAGTTCACCCGATTCTGAGAATCAAATGTCCACAGCACCCGATATCAATGTGGTGCGCGATGAAGCTTCCAAAAAGGCAGCTTCTGCAGAGCGCAACCGCATCCGCAACATCCAAGAGTTGTGCAGCAAGCACGAAATGCATGACCTTGCCGATCAGCTGATCGAGAACGGTTCATCTCTCGACGTGGCCCGTGAGGCTGTGCTTGAGAAGATCGGCGCTAAGCCGGTTGAGACCGTGGCCCCTGTTGACCTTGGCCAACAGACCCAAGAGCGTTATTCCCTGATTGATGGCGTCCGCGCCCTGATCACTGGCGACTGGACTTCGCATGGTGCTGGTCTTGTCCGTGAACTGAGCCAGGAAGTTGCACGCACCTCCGGCCTGAGCGCCACTGGTGAGCGTTCCTTCTTTGTTCCGTTCTCTGCTCTGACCCAGCAACGCGCGACCTACAACACAGGCTCTGCGAATACCGGTGGCAATCTTGTTGCTACTGATCTGCTGGCTGATGACTTTATCGAGGCTCTGCGGAACGCTTCCCCTGTGGTTGGCCTGGGCGTTCGCACCCTGACCGGCCTGGTCGGTGACGTGGCTATCCCCCGTCGCTCCGGTGTTGCCAGCGTCTACTACCTGGCAAACGAGACCACCGCAATCACTCAGGGTGAGTCCACCTTTGATCAGGTGACGATGTCACCTAAGAACCTGGCAGCACTGTCCAAGTACAGCCGCCAAACCCTGCTCCAAGCCACCCCTGGCATTGAGGAGCTGGTGCGTCGTGACCTGACTGATGGCATCAACGCTGCTGTTGATTCCGCAGTGCTGAACGGCTCCGGTTCTTCCGGTCAGCCCACCGGCATCCGCAACACCAGCGGCATCGGCTCTGTGGCTATGGGCACCAACGGTGGCAGCCTGACCCTTGAGAAGGTCGTTGATCTCGAGACTGAAATCACTCAGGACAACGCTTTTGGCCCGAACATGGCCTATATCACCAACGGCAAGGTCGTTGGTGGTCTGAAGAAACTGCGTGCTGGTGGCTCTGCTGCTGGTGACGGTTCCTTCCTGTTCAACGCTGATCTGCAGGCCATCGGTCGTGGACCTACCCCGTTGAACCTGAACGGCTACCCGCTGGCAGTGACCAACGCTGTGCCTTCTAACTTGGACAAAGGCAGCAGCACTGGCGTTTGTTCTGCTCTGGTTGCTGGTGACTTCAGCCAGGCCATGATCGGCTTCTACGGCAACGGTCTTGAGATCACCGTCGGCACTGACTCCGATGACTTCAGCAAGGCTTTGACTTCGGTTCGCGGCATCATCACCTTTGATGTTGCTGTTCGCCAAGCCTCTGCCTTCGCTTCCATCGAAGACATCACCACCGCTTGATAAGGAGAGGGGGCCGGCAACGGCCCCTTTTTTTTCTCATGAAAATTACCTGCACAAGAAACGTGATGGCGTCTGGCAAAGCCCTTGAGGCTGGCCAGACTTATGACGTTTCTGACAAAGACGGTGCCATCCTGATTGGTATGGGCAAAGCCGTTGAAGCTGCTGAGGAAAGCAGCACTGAACCAAAACCCAAGCGCCGGAGGGCCACTAAAAATGTCGATAGCTAGCGTGGCTGGGCGTGCAACCGTTTTGGACCTTGCGCCAAACGATGTTGTAGCCAGCACCTCCAATGAAACAGGCGTTGATCTGTTGCCTTATGAGGGCAGCATGATCTGCGTTCTTGATGCAGAGGCAGGCGGCAGCGGCATCACCTATGCCGTGAAGATTCAGGACTCTGCTGACAACAGCAGCTTTACTGATCTTTCAGGCGCTGCGTTCACCACCACCACAGCAAACACTGCACTGGTTGAAAAGCTGGTTGTGGACATTGACGACTGTCGCCGTTATGTGCGGGCTGTCATCACTGTTGCTGGTGGTTCAGGCACTGGCGCTGTCAGCGTCAAGGCTATCGCGTTTCCTAAGTACGGCTGATGGCTTTAGCAGACTTTCTCACCACTGATCTAGGGGTCTTCCTCAACGATCCGTTTGCTGTGTCTGCAACGTCAGGCGCAACGACAGGGAACGTCTTGCTTGATCAGCCGAGTCAGGTCTTGGCTGGTGACATGGTGCTCAGCACTGACTACCAGATCACCGCCAAGGCTTCTGACTTCGGAACTCTTACGGCAGGCACCAGCATCACCGTCGATTCTGTTGCCTACACAGTGCGTGAGACACGCCTGATTGATGACGGACTGCTTTGTGAAATCTCGCTGCAGAAGACATGACGACGCTGCGGGAGAACATTCTTGATGACATCGTCAGCAGCCTGACGGGCACAACCAACGTCGGAACGCGCATCTACAGAAGCCGAGTAGTGCCGTTGCAACGTGGTGAGAGCCCTGCATTAGTTGTTGAGGCGATCAGCGACACGCCTGAGCAAAACACCAGCCTGCCAACGCTGGACTGGTCGCTCACAGTGCGTGTATCTGTAATCGTGCGAGGTGACAAGCCTGATGAGGTTGCAGACCCAATTGTTGAGAGTCTGCACAGCAAAATCATGGCTGATCTAACGCTCGGCGGTTACGCAATCGACGTGCAGCCAGGAACCACAACATTTGAGATGGTTGACGCTGATCAGCCAGCTGGTGTGATTGGTGTTGAATATCTAGTGCGTTACCGCACCCGGCTCGCTGACCTGACTCAAGGCCCGTGACTATTATGGGTTCTGATAGTCAACTTCCTGTCTCCAACTGAGGTTTTGACCAATGGTACTTAGAACAAGTCAACGCCTCCTGTTGGCGAAAGAGGAGTCAACTTACGGAACCGATCCAACGCCGACAGGCTCTGCAGATGCAATCCTTGTTCGCAGCCTTGAAATCAGTCCTTTTCAGTCTGACGTTGTTGAGCGTGAGCTGATTCGTGGCTACATGGGCAATTACGAGACCTTGCATGCTAATCAGCGCGTTGAGCTGAATTTTGAGGTTGAGATGGTCGGCTCTGGAGCAGCCGGCACCGCACCTGCTTTTGGTCCGCTGCTGAAGGCTTGCGGCAATAGTGAAACAATTGTTGCCAGCACTTCTGTCACCTATGCGCCTGTAAGCAGCAGCTTTGACTCTGTCACCATCTATTTCTTTCAGGATGGCGTCCGCGAGAAAGTGACTGGCGCTCGCGGTTCATTCTCGATCAACGCAGAGATCGGTCAGATCCCGACCATCAGCTTCACGATGGTTGGCATCTATAACGAGCCGACTGACGTTGCAAATGCAACGCCGACGTATCAGAACCAAGCCAAGCCGGTGCTGTTCAAAAACGGCAACACCACTAGCCAGCAGCTGTTCAGCTATGCAGGCGCGGTGCAGTCGTTCAGCTTTGATCAAAACAATCAGAGCGTCTACCGCGAGCTAGTTGGTGGCAGCAAAGAAGTGCTGATCACTGATCGTCGCCCTGGCGGCAGCATTGTTCTTGAAGCCGTCACCATGGCTACTAAGAACTACTTCAGTGCTATCACTGGCTCTGCCACTGGTAACAACACGTTTCAGCACGGGCAAACTGCTGGCAACATCTTTACGTTCAGCGCCCCTCAGACTGATTTGTCTGCAATTAGCTACTCAGATTCTGATGGCATTCAGATGCTGAACTTTGACTACACAGCAACCCCGACAACATCGGGCAACGATGAGTACAGCCTGGCACTTACATAGTGCGCTAGTTTTGGGGTGAATTATTCCTTTTATGGGATTCGTCCTCAAAAAGTCCAACACCTACAAGTGGCCCGTTTCTGTGGATGTCCCTGTTGATGGGGGCAAACACGAGCGGGTCACTTTTGATGTTGAGTTCAAAGACTTGACGCAAAGCCGCCTGCTGGAGATTGCTGAGCTGAGCGGTGAAGGCAACTTGTCTGACGTTGAGATCGCCCGTGAGGTGATGACAGGCTGGGCAGGAGTTGAGGATGAGGACGGCAAGGAACTTCCTTACAGCATCACCAAGCGTGACGAGCTACTTGATGTGCCGATGATGGCTAGCGCGATTGCTGGCGCTTATTTGGAGAGCAAGCAGGGAGCCAAGAGAAAAAACTAGAGGAGGCCGTTGAATATCTATTCAGCGGCCCTGATGACAAGTCAGAGTTGATGGCTGATGCCAAGGCGTTTGGCTTGGCTCTGCCTGAGCCTAATGCGCCTGAGGATTTCGAGGTGTGGCCTGACAACTGGCCTGCTGTTGAGATGTTCTTGCGTTGCCAGACGCAATGGCGCACAACGTCTGCTGGCGTTTGCGGGCTGGACTATTCAGCAGTGGAAT